TGGTGATAGTCATAATACGCCGCCAAGATCGGCGGGCCGTTAGTTTCCCATCGCTTGATAAACGCCAGGGTTTCATCACTAACCCTCACTCATCTACCCGTGCGCTACTGTAGTCCCAGATTGTTGACTCATTCAGGTAAATTGGGCCAAGTTATCGATGATGGATCATTGGCGTTGTTTTGGGGGACGTCTCGTAACGATTGTCGATATGATGCCCAGGCGCTTTGTTTGGCCTCATTCAGTGGCGAATCGTTGCCTGTTGTCCAATCACTGTCGCGCAAAAGTTCGTCACGCTTCTCGCGAACGCCAGCCCACAATGTACCACTCTCCGCGTCTGCCCGCCATTTCTCAATGGTGGCGGCGGTTGGTTTCGATATACTGTCATCGTGCCAAATAAGCCCCCGGGCTTCGTCGCCGTTCGGCATGGTGTGGGGCTTCACCTGCACGCCATCCCCGTGATAAACGAATTTCGCGGAGGGGTGCTTGTACAGAATAATATCCAGAATTTTCAAACTCATAGTTAGTCCCCTATATGTCTAGTATTCCAACTCAATCAGACTAATCGTGCTGTTTGCCGTTCCGCCTACCCACTGAACGTATGCGGTTGAACTGTCACTATAGCTCGCGACCTGCGTTTTGTACGTATGGGATGCGGCACTATTGGGAGAATCTAGATACACCACACCACAACCCCCTATGCCGTTGTTAGATGTACCACCCGTGTACCCACCGCGCGCCTCAAACACACAGATGCTGCTGGTGGCTCTCAAAAGCTGCAAATTGACGCCTGTATCCGAGCCGCCCTTTCCGCACCCGCGTTGATGTACCACTACCAGCACCTTATTCCCAGAGTCTGCCGTAGTAATAGATGCGGTCAGGCCGGTATCCTCGTATGTGTCACTCGTTGAAGCCACCTGCGTGGAATGCGTAGCATTGACAACCTGCAGAACTTTCCCACCAGCGGCTGCCACTACGGCTGTGCCGTCAGCCTTCGTATAGTTGACGCACGTTACGACATTGGCGGCGGTGGAGTAAAATTCGCCAACGTCACTAGCCGCCGTTGTGATGTTAGCCCCGCCCGGCAAATCTATAGTGCCAGCGCCGTGCGTTATCGTCAGAACACCGGCGAACTCTAGAAAGAAATGCCTGTCTGCAGCCACAGTCATGGCGCTGAAATTGGTCGTGCCGGTGACACTGAAATAATCCCCGTCTGTATCAATTACCGTTGGGGATGCGCTGGCAATATCGCCGCCCTTCTGCATCTGGATATAGTTGCCATTCGCATCAAGGAACCCGCCCAGCTGCGGGGTTGTGTCGGCAACGAGACTCGTAAGCGCCGTCACCCACGCAGGGGCGGTCGCCCCGCTGTTCATCTGGAGGAATTTGTCACCACCCCCAGAGGACGCGAGCCGTGCCAGTGTGTTGTCTGCTGTGGCATAGACGACATCTCCGGCAGTCGTCACCACGCCCGGCGCGGTCAGGTCGATATTCCCGGCAGCTCCAAGATAATCATTCCAAATAGTTGCCGAAATTAGTTGACCAGTACTGTAGTTTACGCCATCCGTCCAAGCCATAGTTAAATACCTCCGTCTATTTTATCCACGGTTTGTTCACGTTCTCAGCCTTCAGGGTAGTCACCGTGTCACCATCCTGCGGTCTGTAGTTGCGTAAGCCCGGATGCGGCCTCGCTGTCAATAGTTCCTCAATGATGAGCCGGTTCTTCTGGCTCGGAAACTTCACTTTGCGGAGCTTATGCCCCACGCTAAAATTCACGCACTCGTCACACAAAAAGAAGGTATCCGGCTCCTCATACGTAACCACCATACTACCGCCGCACGGTGGTTCGGTATCCAGGTCGCACTTCGCCACCCAATCGCCCCGGCTGACATACGCCACAATCGGCGGTGCATCCTCATCGACCTCCCAGTCTATATCATGTGCCCAGCGCGCCGTTATTATACTCTGCAGCCATGCGCGATAACCGCCCCCGTTTAGAACTGATGCCTGCTGATGTGCTGCTACGATCCGCATATATCGCCTCCTAAAGTGGCCCCAGTTTGGTATTATCACCCAGCGTATTTGTGCCTAGTACCCAATAATTCGTGGCGCTGGCTGATTCCAACCCCCAAAGGACGCTGTAATCGCTGGCTTCGATCGCGTGGGTTTCGCTCAATAAAAAGTATGGCTGCGAGCTGAGGCCGGTCTGCGTTTCAGTGACGACCACTCTGGCGAATATGCTATGGGTAAGCGCCGCAGTCAGCAGAGCTGCCGTGGTTTGCGGCTTAAATGAAAGTGACTTCACGCGTCCTCTGGGGTCTTTGCGCTCCAGTAAAATGAACTCCCCAATCGCGTCCGCTGTGGTCGTGCTGTCGGCTGCGTACTCCCACGTCAATTGCCGCTTGCCGTATGTGGCAATACTGGTGTCGTCTGATTGCGTCTGTTCCACCACGGCAAATTCGTCCAGTTTGGTTCCGCGCAATTGTCCGAACGTGATATATCCTGCGCTCGCATTGGCGTTCGTGTACGTCACTGTTACCCGTGTTGCGAAGCTGGTAGCGCTGGGAATGCTCGCAGTCACACTCGTGGTTATATTGGTGCCAGTGCCGTCGCTGGCCGTGTTCACGAGAAAGTCAGTCGTCTGCACGGGCGAAATGGGCGACTTCACGGCGAGACTCACACCGCTGTCCTGGCTTTCTACAACGTATGTCAGGTCAACCGTACCGCCACCGCCAGCAATGGAAACGGGGTTTTGTAGTCCTGCCACCACCTGCGCGGCTGTCTCGCGCCGCGTGCGTGCCTTCACGGAAACCATATTCGCCATGTCTTGCGGGTCGCCGTACTCGTAGGCCATGTCTGAAAATGAATTAGACAGCGTCACGTCGGTGGTTTTCTTTTTGATCAGATTGTGACGATTGATTCCATGCAACGAACCGTCTCGCGCCTGCCAGCAGCGCCCATACTCTCTCCCCACGGTGTCCTGAAACGCCCCGAAAATGGACGTGCTACCTGAAAAATTGTCTCCGGCGAAGAGGAACTCGCTGATACCGGCCTCAAAATTGCTAAACGTGGATGTCGCTCCCAACTCCGTATTTTGCCCAAGCTCTGATTGTCCCGTCACGCCGAGAAACCACGCGCTTGTCCCCGGAGGATAGACTCGCGCAGTTTCCAAGATTTTATCTAAAACCGCGTCGTAGGTGGTGTCCTCCTGTACGGCAATCGACACTTCCGACAACTGTGCGCGGCTCATCCACGCCTGAGCCTCTATGGTGCATTCGTCGGGCGACACTCCGGCTGTGGGTTGGATACTGCCGACCCATCCAATGAAATTTATTCTTACGGTGCTGTCGGCAGGGTCTGTGGACTGGAGCCGGATGACCAGCCCCGGCTCAAGGTTGCCATAGTACGCCCCGCTGGTGTACTCCGGGCTAAACCGCTGATCTGAATTATTAAGCACCACCGACAGCGTCGACTCGCGGGCGATCGGTTCGTATGGACTAGCGAACCCGATACTCCACGTCGCCGTCTTCATGTAGCTGGATATATCGGTGAATGTTCCGGCGCTTACGATGCCGTCTATTGCTAGAGTCCACGCAGGCGTTGGCATATCACATTACCTTCGCGAAGGCCCGCCCGCGTTGGCGCGCTACGCGCGTGACTGCATCGAATAGCTGGCTGTCCGTCTGCACGCCCGTTAGATATAAGTTATTTATAACCATGCCGCCGCCGTTGCCTCTTCCGGCTGGTGTAACCTGCACATGCTCGCCGCTGGTCGCACCTATCAAGAACGAGTCATTTGGGAAACCGCCCGGAACGACACCAGAAAGGCCGTGCGCCCCTTGCGCGTGTGCATATTCTTGGTCTTTGATAGCTGCGTCTATTACGCTCTCGTCAAAGCCTGCCGCAAGCCCTGTTCCCGCTCCGCTCATCATGAACTCTTTCACCCAGCCGGACATATCGCCGCCGCTCTCCCAAACGCCGGAATGCTGAGCCGCTATTTGTCCTAGCACCTCCTTGGCGTGTTTCTCTTGGTCGCGTCCCGCCGCGCTGACCTGCCAGCCTTGCTCCTCCGCGAATCTTTCGGCGCCACCAGGCCCTTCATACTCTCCCGGTGGAGCACCACCGGGCATGCCCGGCATTACCGTCCCCAATTTGGATAATTCTAGCCATGACCGTTTCGCGGCTTGTGTCATGTGGTCTAGGGCTGATATACTGGATGTTGTAACCCTTCGCTGCTCGCGCAATATGTCATTCATTCCCAATAACGTGAAGCGCAACTTAGCAATTTCGTCTGCGGTGAAACCGCTCGCGTCCCCCTGCTCTTCGAACGCCTCTGTCGCTGCCCTTATCTGTTTCTCCAGCGCAATCGTATCTGCTGTGGCGCCGCCTGTCATAATCCGGTATAGGTCAGTTATTTCGTTGGCGCGCTCCGTCGCTAATCTGTTCGCTTCTTTGGCGGCTGTGTTGTCTATAAGCGTCCCGGTGTTGCCTGTTAGCCCGTCCGTCAATTCCGTCAACCTGTTCTTGGACGCTATCCACGCTTCCCTTAATTTATCGTCTACGAATCTGGCGCTTTCCACTTGTATAGTTAGTCTCGCAAGCTCCGCCTGTTCGTCGATAATCTCTTGGGTCAACTCTCCCGCCGCTAATGCCGCGAGGTCGTTCATCTTAGCCCACTCTGATGCAACGGTAGCAGCTGACAATTCGGCGGCCCCCACATCGACAACCACCGGCAGTAGATTGCCTATCCCAATCATGGCGCGGTCGGCACTATCGGTGATTGCGTTTAGTTGTTCTTTGAAACTGACGGTGGCAATGGTGGCGCCTTCTGTTGCATCTTTTGTTGTCTTCAGCGCATCCTTATATTCGTCTAGTTTTCGGTTCGCTTCAACGATTCGAAGTATCAGCGCCGCTGTTTCGTCCTTGCTCCGTGTTGTCGCTGTGGCTTCGTCACGTAACTCTTGTGTTAGTAGCCTTAAACGGCCTTCCTGATTAAGGATTTCTTGACTTGTTTCACCCATTGCGACGGACAATTCTGTTTCTGCTTGAGACAGCCTATGCGCGGCACCACTCCCATCCTTTACTACTCTGGTGTGATTTTCAATTTGTCCTGTCGCTGTCGAAGTCGCGCCGCCAGCCGCAGCGACCATTGCCGCTACCTCTTGGAAGCTCTTCCCGAGTTCAGACGCCTTGATACCCAATGACCCGGCAGCCTGTCCTGTGCGACTCATTGATTCTGCCATTGCCAAATGTTCGCGCGCAAGCCTTCCGGCACCGTCTGCCAAGTGTTCGTAGGCCTCTGCAATGAACGGCATCAAGGCTGCGTGCTCGTTTGATTGAATCAATAGTTCTGCTGTGGCTGCGACCATAGGTTCGATCGCGTCATGTACTACCATCTTGCCTTGGTCAGTCAGATTCTCCCACGCCGTCGTCAATTGATTATAACTATCCGTCGCGCTATCTGTTACGCCTCCAGCTTGGGCTATTAGCACACTGCCAGCCCGCAGGGTTTCATTCAGGAGCGCCTGTTTCTGTTCGTCTGCCGTCAGCTGCTCCACCGTCTTGCCCAGCGCTTCGGCGTACGCAGAATTAGCTGCACCGATGCGTATTGTTAATCCCAGGTTGTCCAAGATCATCGGTGACGCACGTTTCACGCCCGTCGCTAGACTGTTATATAAGAACGTGGTGTCACCTAATGCTGGATTGAGCGTTTGCGCGGCTTTGGCGATTTCAAGTAATTTCGGAGTGGCACCAGCTAATTCTTGCGCCAAGTCGCCCTGCGCGCCGGCGAGTAGTGTAGCAGTGCTGCTCATCAAGTCCATGTCGCTGATGGTGCCTTTGGACGCTGACCTCAATTGGTCAAGCAAAGAAGTGCTTGCACCCACCTTACGCATAAGAAACCCGAAAGATTCCCCGGTCTGCTTGATGGCTGCGCCCTGTTTACCTAAGTCGAAGGCGACCTTGGCCGTTACGCCTAACGCCGCCAACGTAGCGGTGACTCCGAGTGCTACTTTGCCCAACTGTTTCAGTCGGTCACTGGATGTCTTCGCGCGTTTCTCGAAGTCCTTAACAGACTCGCCAGCCTTCCGCACTGGGCCGCTTAACTTATCTACGCCCTGCAGTACCACCTCTAGAACATTTCTAGCCATCTTGTTCCCGCCTCATCTTTTCGATCCTCGCCACCACTTGCCACGCTCCTGGATTGCTCCTGCTCCAGTCCGTCAGCGTCGAACTTCCGCGCTGCTGCTCGCTTTTAAGTGCGTTGTAGACATTTAGAACCGCACTCATGCGGGCCAACAGTCCCATCGGCTGATCCAGTAACCCGCCCGGCTCCGGCAATGCCCCCCAACGCTCACACTGTAGCGCCAGCTCTAACTCGGCTGGCATACCGCCGACGCCCTCAGCCGCATCAGCAGCAGCCAGCACTATGCTTCCGGGATTTTGGATTGCTCCAACAGGTGCACGGCCAACTCCTCAGCCAGCCACCGCGCCTGCGCCGGTGTGTAGTCTAGTGGATCGACCTTCTTCTTGCCTGCGAACCACTTGCCCTTCACAGCCGCCTCCAGAATGGAGTGCCACTGTGCCGGGCCTGTGGCTCCGTTTGCTGCTTGCATTGCTTCCCAATACGGTACGGCTTGGCGCTGGGTGAGGTCTACAATCTCAACGTCAACGCCAAGCTCGTCATTCGTAAAGGTCGGCATACTACTGGGTTCCTACAGTTAGATCGCCAGTCCCCTGGAAGGAGACACTTACTGCAACAACCCCATCGTAAGGCACACCAAAATCTATCCCTGAGATTATGACGTTCCCGTTGATGGTGACAGCACCTGCGCTTGTTCCCTCTGGTCGTATCTTGATTTCACCACTGGAGCCGGGCACAAATTCACTATCGAAAAGGTCGGTAGTGTCATCGTGAAGAACTTCTATGCTTCCCGTGAAATCCTTGACTGTACTAGCGTACTGCTTGACTGTGCCAGCGGCAGCGGTTGTCTCAACAAGGTCAATAGCATGGTTCACGCTTGCACTTCTCACATGGCTAAAGGCCTGGCTGTCCAGCAATACTGCAAGATTCTTACCGGTGTAAACGGCCATCTGTTATTCTCCTGTTATTTCTTCTGATTTTGGCGCGGGCTTGTACGCCCGCTTTTTCCGCACTGTTCCCTTCGCCAGCATCTGTTCCAGAGCCTCATCGCTCAGGCCTTCAGGTGGTGGTTGCCCTGCTGGTATCACGCTCCCGTCTTCTCTTATCAGGTTGCGTGTCATTACGTACTCACTCATATATAGCCTCCTGCTATGCCAGCTCTCTGACCATTACTTCTGTAATCACCGCGTACCACCATTCACCGCTTCCGGGCGGGAACTCCGCCACCGTTCTGGTGGCCGTGGCGCTGGTGATGTCGCTGTTTGTGTATATGCCACGATTGCTCACCAGCGTCCCCAGGATTGCGTCGCTGTACCGCTGTTGGTCGGGCAGCTCATCCGATAGCCTGGACAGCCCCACGTTCTCGATCAGCGCCAACTCCGTTACTGTATGGCTGTAATCCACATTCGTATCCACAGCGTCAAACATCATGCTGTCACTATTGCCGCCCTCGGTGGTTACACCAGTAAGCCGGATGGGAACGTCTGCCGCCGGAACAGAAGTGGGTATCTGGTTGATGTCCTTCGCTGTCGGCGTAACGGTTGCCCCGGCCTCGTTGGTGTAACTAACCGATAGGTTAGTGATGGCGTCGGTGATGGCGCGCAGATTACTGGCCACTTAGAAACTCCTCAGTACATACGGCGACAGCATCCGCTCCACATCTCGCGGCAGCGATGAGGGCAGGATCGTCACGCCCTCCACGATTAGCGGCCTGTCTGCGTCCGCGTTCGTGTCTCGTTGTCGATAGAGAAAAGCGCTCAACCGCTTTGCGGCTTGCACCACGTCGTTCGGCGCGCTGGTCGAATAGCCCCACGATCCGGTCACACTGATAGCGTTCACATGGTCGCCGTTGCTTTTCCCCTGCCAGTAATTGCTAGAGCTCGGTAACATCTGCAGACCATACGCAGGGAACCGGTTTAAGGGCACCATCACATAGTCTGTATCAGCTACCAGCGCCGTACCGTCGCCATTACTAACAGCGGATGGCTCACCGGCCAACTCGAAGCCGCTGGAAAAGTACAAGGTCTCATTTTCGATGTCAGCGTCCGCGTCGAACTTCTTGGTGCTGCTACTCGCGTCGAAGGTGCGGTGCGTGAACTCTGCCACGATGCTTTCGGCGCTGGCGATCAAGTCGTCAAGTAGGTCGTCGTCGTCGGTTGACGCGATGCCCAAGTACGTCTTTACGTCAGCTCTCGTTACTAGTGCCACCGCTCACCCCTTGGCTTTCTTCTTTTCGTCCACCGCTTGAGCTTGCCCTGCTCGGATCACCTCTTTGGCGAACTCGTCGCTGACCTCCTGAACAGCGCCCTTCTGCATAGAAACTAGTTTGCCGTTTCTGCCTGCATCGTGGCCGCCGAACGTTGTCAGTGCTTTTATTGTTTTCATATTACCTCCGTTAGTGGGTGGGGCTTTTACGCCCCACCCACATGCCGTCTATTTCGCCTAAGTTCTAGGCGTTCTGTGCGTACTGGAAGGCCTCAGCCTGCAAAACGTCTCCGCCAAATCTTATATTGACGAAGAAGCCAACCTGGCCATTACCCTGGTACAGATACGGGTTACGGCTGATTACGATCTCGTTGCGCTCAACAATACCGTAGTACTTCCAATTGCCGATCACGATGACCGAACGGCCAGAAGCCATCGCAAGTATTTGGCTGGATGTGTACATTGGTGCGCCGTACAAACTCTGACTTGGCCCACGCGACCCCGAACCCATTGGAGTCGGCATGAACATGAAGTTGTCACCAGTCAAACCACGGATAACGCCCAGGGTGGACTGGTTCGTTGCCCAGGCCACTGCATCGCCTTCGTTAGCATAAGCCCCAGGAAGCAAGAAAAACAGCTCAGGGATTTCCGAAGAGGCGATGGTCGTAGCACTGTCAAGGGTTAGCGCAGCTGTTCCGCCAACAAGCACGCCTTTAGGCTGCGATGACCCCGTTCCTTTAAGAAAATACTCATTCTCCACGTTTGCAGCTGAGCGCGCCCACATGTCACCCAGGAACCCTTCGAGGTTGGTTTTCTCATCAGCGAGTAGTTCGTCAGAAACCTTCGTTAGGTTGGTGAACTTGTACACCTGAATGGCGTTGCTGGTAAAGGTCGGTTCAGACTGGTTGGCTGCACCCTCTTCAGCTGTGAGTGCGAAGCCGCCGGTAGCGTTTTCGGACGGTACTTGCACGCTGTCAACCATAGTCTGAATGACCATTGCTCCAGCGGCGCGGGCTACGCTGAGGTCATCGCGCTTGGCAATGATTGTCTCGTGCAAACCCTGTGGAACGAGTACTCCGCCTTCGGTGGCCGTTCCTTCTTGAAGCGCAGCTTTAAGGTTGCTCTTGGTGTAGTAGTTGCTGGAACCTGTCTTCACCCAGTGCATGAAGGCCTCGCCGCCGTCATGATCTCCGCCCATCTTGGTTTCCTTCTTGACTGCTGGCGCTTCGGTGAGGATGCCGCCGCGCTCTACGGCTTCGGCTTCCAATGCGTTTTTAATCGCATCCTGTGTCGCCAGGTTCATCTCGGCCTTCAGCGCGTCCATGTCAACGGTTGGCGCTTTCGGCTGTGCTTCTGCGGCCACCTCTTTAGCGGCCTGTTTTTCGTCGCTCATTAT